ATCAATCTCTCCCGAACGCTTTTCGAATTCATCGTTAGGCATGCGGGTGATCTCTTCTCGCGTCCAAATACGCTTACCCGAACTAGGGTCCGGTCTTCGGGCTTTAGGGAGCGTTGGTTCTGCAACCTTCCGCGCTCTGTCCACCTTAGAAACCGGCTGTTGCGGCTGTGTATCAAAGACCTCTTTATAACGACTGAAAAGCTCAACCACCTCCGGTGCGCTGCCGTCTTGGGCTACACGCTGCCATACAGGCGACTGACGATCTAACCATCCGGCAAAGTCATCTGATGCGACAATATCGTCCATATCAGGGTGCGACCCGCGAATAGTTTCCAAATGCACGTTAATAGTGCTTTGACTTTTATTCGTTAAATCTTGGTCTTTGTACTGTTTTAGTTCAGCTTTTAAGTCGCGTATCTCGTCGAAAACCGGCGAAAAGTCTGGATATTCCTCACGGAGGTTCTCTAGCTTTTCGTTAATAGCCTTTTTCTCGACGCTAACTTCGACTAACTGCGTCCCTAGCTCCGCATTCTGCTGACGTAGCGCCATTAATTCTTTGCGCAAATCCGCCGCTTCTTGCGTCGCTTTTGTCATTCGAGACTGAGCATTCTTGACACGTTCTTCGGACAATCGTTCCAGCTTTTGCCGGTCATCATCGCCGTCATCAGGGTCTGGATCGCCGCGATCTTCCTCCTGTGGAACCATTTCTTCGCCGTCTTCCACTGTGTCCGCTGGTTCTGCGGGGGTGTTATCTGCATCTTGAGGCCACGGTGGGGTGTCGGGCTGTGCCGGTTCCGCGTTCTGCTCCATCATCTGCTTCAAAAGTTCGTCGGCTTCTTGCTCAAGCTTCTCAGGGTCTACTTTCATATCTCACCAATGTTTGCGGGTCCGCTGCAGGAGTGTCCGCTGGTTTATTTAGAAGACGGGTATCTCTTTAAGAGGTCGTCTTCTGGCTCAAAACCGCTTGCGCGGTATCTTCTAGTTCAAGAAAGAAGCGCAGTTCTGCCGCTCTTCCCTGATCAAATTTGTGGTCCGGAACGATCTCCAATTTGTCCCTGCAAGCCTCCAGCCGCTCCGTTAGAAAGATCATCAATTCCTTCCATTGGGGCTGCGCCTGCAGGTAACTCACCGCCTGCGCCGCCTTGGGCGAGCATCTGCTGCTGTTGTGCCTGCGCTTCAATTTCAAGTTCCTTGTCAGTCTTTAGCACATCTTCTGGATTAATATCCATACTCTTTGCAATCTCCGTAAGTAATTCCCTACGTTTTACAATAGCAATATCCATAGGATTGCTTATTAATGATAGAAATTGCAGTAATCTCTGTGATCTTACTTCACGTTGAATAAGTGAAGTTGATCCGCGAGCTACGATATTTAGATCCCCTTTTGCTTTTTCGTTGTCATTCCACTCCATATTCCAGTGGTATAGTGACTTAATCATGGGAACTATTAAAAAGTCGTCTACGTTCTTCAAAGTAGACTTAAGCGCAATGTTGGCGTTGCCCATCAGGATGGACATGCCCGTTGCGGTCTTATTGAGCGACTGCGCGGTCTCACCGTGAGTGTATGACGGCAAAGACGTAGTCTCGTCCGCAAAGCGGCGGAACATCTCGATAATGCTGGTCAAACCGCTGGCATTGGCAACCGGCTGGTTAAAACGCACAGCAGGCGCGTTAGGATCGCCGCCACTACGCAAGAAGACTTTCCAAGGGTGAATGTCCCGTGGGTCTTCTCCGGCCTCTAGGAAGTCTGTATTGACCTCCACCATAGGACCAGATGCAATCGCCATGTTGTCGATGAAAATGCGGGTCGCAGCGTTCATGGTCGACTGAGAGTCACGCATCATTGCTGGTACGCCGGTTCCCCAAAACTGGTGCGGGTTACGCTCGTAAGGGAAGCAGTTGTACGGGATGCGTCCGTCTGGAATTGGGTTAAGTGTTGCACGAATGACACGCCCTGCACAAATCCACACGTTAGCTTCGTACTCGTCACAGTCGTCAGAGTCTTTTGGAAGCTCTACGTTGGCGTCGATAAGGTCTTTGCCATTGATCGATCCCCAATACTCCAGCACATCAAAGCGATTGTTAGGGCCAGCTTGCAAGCGAATGTTTGCAGCTTCGCGGCGGACGCGCTCGTGGTCTTCTTCGACGTAGTTACCGCGTGGGCTATCTTCTAGGATTTGCTCAATCGCCTCCCCGTCCATGCCTTCCATGTCACGCAGGTCGCGGAACTGGCGGCGGGTAAGAACGTGGCGGCGGAATAAACCATGAAGGTCTTCGTTGCACGTTGCATAGGGGTCTGGATAAATATCAAAGACAGAAACGGACTCAATGTCTGGCTTGACCTGCTCAATAACTGTCAGTTCGTGCGCTTGAACGCCGTTAATAAGGCTGCGCTTCCAACGCTTGGCGCGGTCAATACGGACTGTACCTGACTTAATACAGCCAGTACCAAAGATGCAGGCTTCCATTACGGCTTCCTTTATCTTCTGCTCTGCGCCAGCCTCTACAAGCTGGTCACGCAAGATTAGCATCATCTCTTCAGAAGCTAATTTAGCGCGGCGGCGGACTTCATCACGCAGTTCGTCGGTTAGTTCGTCTTTGCGTTCGTTGATAATGTCGAGAACTTGTGTCGGCAAAACAGCGCCAGACGCCTCCATTATCTCTGCAGTGGCAACTTTGGTAATCTCAACCATCTCTGTAGGGTCAAGATCAGGCAGAGGCGTAGGCTCAATGCCAAAAAAGTCCTGACCATTCTGGAAAAGAAGGTCGATAATGCGCGAAAACGCCGCCATTACCTTAGTGCGGGTCAGCCCAACGAAGATTTTAGACCGGCTACCCTGTAGTTTTGACAGCACTTCGGGGTCGTATTGCCCTAAGAACTGGCGGAAGTTGGCAAGCCACTCATCCTCAACGTCGTTACGAGCATCTTTGTACTCACGAAATAGGGACTGCAGACGCGGACCAAGACCCTGAAGCTCTTCAAAGTCCTCTTCGCGGCGTGCAGCGGTTACGATTTTTTCTCCATTGTCATCGTCTTCTATGTCGTCTTCGTACATCAATACCCCACAACACTATCGAATGGCTCATATTTAGACACTGTAGTCGATGTTTTACGATTACGTGGCATTGTATTTAATCCGAATAGAGCAATGGCATATGCCATTACTCGGTCATCAAAGCAACCCGCCTTCGCATTAGTTGATCCTTTGTCGTCTATTACATAATTTCGCAGTTCTTTTACTAATTCTTTATCTGCTATTCCGCTGTCACGCTTACGCAATAGTGCTGCAAGGTTATCAATGATGAGTGGTTTTGTTTTACTAGACGTGTAAAAACCTGCACGTTTCGTCATTCTGTCTGCGTATGCATCATCAACAGTGTGTTCGATGTACAGGTTGGGATAGCCCAAATCCTGCAGCCGCCGGATGGTAGTCAGGCCGTGGTTGTTTCTCTCAGGAACAATGTAGGCGCGGTTAAACCTCTTGCCTAAGTGGCTAAGTTGATCCGCATACTCATAGGGGTCGATGTGAAGCCGCCACGATGCAACCTGTCTTCCAAGGGAATCCAGCACTTGGGCAACTGAGTAATCCCCGTGCGCAAGTCCTTCGGCAATGTCGACGCCAATGCAATAGCGTTCGTCGGGATCAATGTTCTTTACAAACTGCTTGTACGCGCCGTCTTCATGCGGCGTGACAGTCCCATCTTTAAAGCTACCCTCTATTGCCGGTGAGTAGCAGTCGCGATCTGCGTCCATGAGGCAGTCTTCTTCAACAAAGCTGCGACCAGAGAACAAGAACGCCTCTTCAGGGTTGCAAGGATATTCCTGCCTAAAGAAGTCTAGCGAGCCGAGCTCGTCAATCTTTGAGCGCCGCCAGTTTGCTTGCTCTGGCGTGAGACCATAAAGCAGCGACAGCTTCTGCTCGTCGTTGGTCATCTCAAAATAGGGATCACATTTTTTAGAATATTCCGGAAGCCAGAACCACGGGATAAAGATCACGATCCAATCGCCGTCTCCACGTAGCGCCTTCATCACCTGTTCGTAGAACCAGCCGCCAGCGCCATTGGCCGTGGACTCAACCACAACCTCTGAGTCATCAGCCGGAACAGACTGCAGAAGGCCAGACACAATCTCGCCACTATTGGGATAGAACGCTGCCTCAGATGCGTGAACATAGCGGTTGGTCATACCGCGACCAATGTTGGTGGATCGCGCCGTACCGATACGATACTGAGAGTTCAGCCGCTCAAAGACCATTGTGGTGGTCGTGCTAGTTGCTAGTGGCGGCTTGAAAATAGGGTGGGCTGCGTTGTCATAGAAGAAGCGCACCATTCGGAAGATGGCGGTGGTCGACTCTGCAAGGTGGGACAGAACGAATGCGTTGGCGTTCTTGGTCTTAGTGGTTTTCCAAAAGAAGCGGCCCTCAACATAGGTCGAGATACCCATCTGACGCCCTTTAATAACAAGTGCGCGAATGCGGCCTGTCTCTGCAAGCTGCTTTTCTAGCGTCTCGTGTAGGATCATCTGCCCACGGTTGAGCTTTAGCGGGACTATCTCGCCCTTCTTGTTCACAATTCTGAGAACATTCTTCGCGTACAGCGGAAAATCCGCCATCAGCTTGCGTGCAACGTCTTCTATTTCCACGAACCTGCACCTTTGACGATATCTAGACACCAATCGACAAGCTCATTGTCGTTCATGCGGCGCTTCATATAATTTACTGCGGCACAGACCAGCCTTACGTTTCCTGCAGAGTAAGGCTTGTTGGAGTCGATCCGGTCAATGCTAACATTGGTGCCGACAAGATTACCGCTGAACGTGAACACCTTGCCGGTGACTGCGCAGCGTCCGTCTTGTTTTTCAAGGAGATCAAGCAAGTGCTCAACCGTAAAGCAATCGGTCGACAAACCCCCGCCTTTAACCTTCCTTACTGCGTCGTAATATCGGTATTTAAGGTATGCCTCAACGCAACTGTACTTTTTGTGGACCCTTGCGGCTGGACACGATGCGCAGCGGGTAGAGTACCGCCCTGTCATAAGATTTAGGCGGTACTCTGAAAGAGGCTTTGATTGGCCGCAGTTGGTGCAGTCTTTCTGCACCGCTCACTTGCTTACCTACTTCTTCTTTTTCATGGGCTTCTTGCCCATTTCTTTGCCGTAAGGCATCGCCTTACCTTTACCCATTGGCATGTCGGCCTTCATCATTTCGGCATGCATTTTCTTGCTCATCTTCTTCATTTAGATTTCTCCGCAAGCAGACAGTGCTGCCCGTAATTTAATTTCATAACCCCTGCGCAACTCACGCTCGGCAAGCAATACCTTTACTCTTTCAAATATGCCAGCATCTTCTTTAACAATAGGATAAGTAGGTTCTGGTATAGTTTCAGTAATACATGGAACAGGAATAGGTATTTTTACTTCTAATGTTTTAGTAGAGCATGCAGTCAGCGCCAAAAAAATCGGCGGAAAAAACCAAACACGCATCATTGATACTCCCGTAACAACTCAAGAGCAGCTACACACTCGTCGCTATTCTTAGGAACGGTAATAAGAATACGGTTTGCTTTAGTGACGTGAGCCTTATCGACTACCTTTGCTGCGGCCATAGCCTTCACTGCGACAACCTTGCGCTGCTTGGCATTATTCTCAAATTGAGAGACCTGCGCATTCTGCTTATCCAGCACCGCCATCAACTCTGTGTTGGCGATCTTTGCCTTAAGCACGTCCTTCTCCAGACCGGAGTTAGACATCCACAACCACCCAATAACAACCAGAAGCGCGGCGTACCCAAAAAATCGGCGGAAAACCCAAAGACCCTTTAATGCCTCAATCACTTCCCGCTCCTTTAATCTTACCCCACTCACGCACAGCAAACGCTGCAGCTACCGCCGTCACAAGCAAAGAAAGTCCGGTCATGTCGCTTGGAGCCTCACCCTTTGTGAATAACAGATAGAGGGGAGAGATAACGCCATGCACCGCCATCGTTCCTGCAATCCATAAGCAGGTGACCGGCCTCCACCACTTACGCATCACGCAAAGGGCAATGGCCTCAATCTCAAGCAGACGCTCTTTAAAGCTCACGCCTCATTCCCTGAGACAGGAGCGTTTGTCGCAACGTGGATAGGAACGCCGGTTACGGGTACGCCTGTAGGCCAGCGAATGGCTACACAGCGGCTCTTAGCAATACGCATGATGTTGACGCTGTTCTTCTGGTTGCCGCCCAACACACGGTAATAGAAACGGTCTTCGCTTACATAGAAGCCGACGTGACCTCCGCCTTCACGAGCAAACACAAGAATTGCGCCTTCACATGCATGGGTGGGGCGCAGGTTAGAGCCGTACTCCTTCCACGCCAAAGCGCGATACCAATGCTTGGGGATAGGATGACCTGCCTCACGCAGACAGTGGGCTACAAATGTACCGCACCACGGTGTCTCATCGTCCTTCCACCAAGCACCAAGCTTAGAGAGCCAAGCCTGAATCTTTGTGTTGTGCTTTGGTCCTACGACCTCCTTTAGGCCGACAGACTCGCGAGCGGTCTTCATCCAGTTCATTTTTTCCTACCCGCCGCCATGTTGTCCACGAGATTTGGGTATGGGCGACCAGCCTTCTTGGCTGCAGCCTTAGCCTTTGCCTTCTGACCATCAGTCAGTGGCGTAGACTTCTTCTTTGGATTGGGTGTGTTCCAGACTTTTTTCATTACCATTTCACCTTGTTGGCCCAATAAGCGGCAGACATAGTTCCCTTGTCGATGTTCTTGGCGTGGCGAGCTTTGAACGCCTCATTACGCTTGGAGCCGTCAGGGGAACCCTTTGCTCCCTGCTGGCCGAAGCGGATCGTCTTTACAGTGTCGCCAGACTTGGCAACGACCACATGAGACTTGGTAGGGTGAGACGGCGTGGCCTTTGGCTTATTATAGCCGGTCACACCTGCTCGCTCTAAACGGGTGTCTTTCTTGCTCACTAGTAATCAATCCCAAGATAAACAAATAAAAGCAGGTCCAAAACGAAAAACAAAAGATCTGTCGTAGAACTCAAGCCCTACAGCAAATACGTTTACAGATAAACATAAATGAATCTCTGATCTTTTAGCTCGTAGGCAAATGCCAATGATTTTTTCTTGCATGAATAGTTCAATTACTTGTTTTTTTACTTGATGCAATACTCAATAATTTTCCGCATAAGTCTTATGTAAAAGACATCAAAAATGATTTTTATATTTTTTTTAATTTTGGACTCAAAGTTTACCACCCCATTTATTAGAGAAGGGGCAAAAGGTTAGGGTGCCAATTCTAGGGCTACAGCTTATCATGGGCCTTATGGAACCGCACGGGCGGGGCCGGTCCCGCTGCACCACGTCCCCCCCCCCTCCCCCTGCACACATACGCATGCGCACGATGAGGCAGCATGCACACGCACAGGTGCGCACACCGTACAGCACAGCCCACGCGCCAAGGGCCGCAGAAAAAGGCCCAAAAAAAAGCCCCCAAAAAAAACTAAGGGATAACAAGCACAACCTTGTCAGGGTCGTGCTCGCATGGGGTGGTTATTGCAGGGTGTCGGGATCGTCTTCGTCGGACATGTCCAGATTGGCTAGGAAGTCACCGCCATTAATGGTCTCGATCTGCTTCTTGTCAGGTGCGAAGATGCCTTCAACCTTGCCCAACAGTTCAAGCGCACGCACGCGAGCAGCCTCAGAGTTGTCGCCGCTCTCTGCTTCCTTCATCAGACGCGAGACGATCCAATCAGCATCGAGCCCCAGCCTCTCTGTCTGCTTGTCCTGTGTAGGCTCTATCCGCTTCCTGATCTTCTCCATCTTCAGCATGGTGCTGGCGGTCACATGGGCACTTGCTTGTGCATATCCGGCGGTGATCGCTGCCTGTCTCCCGTTGTTCCCATTAGCGGCATACGCATGGATGAACGCTTGTTGCTTTGGCGTAATATAGTCTGGCATTTCACTTGCCATGATCTTGCCCTTTGCTTCGGGCGTTAGTTCTTTCTTCATAGTATAGATTCCGATTACTTGTGTCTGGTCTCTATACACCCCCTACTGTCTATTGTCTCTATAGTACAGAGGAAGGGATCGCGGCCTTCCGGTTTTTCCCGCCGATTTTTTGGGGCAGACATCATGGGGGGTTGACACCCTATTTTTCCGGTTCTAAGAACGGCACGTTCTTAACGCAAAGGAAGGCATGAACATGAAAA